CCAATTCATCAATGAAACTTTTGGAGACCAACCCAATAGTTCTTTTGCTTTTTGCCAGTTACAAAGCGTGTGTCTTGCCTCACCTGACCGTGGTGGCAGGAATCGAATTGTCCCATCGTCACCCGCGATCACCTTGGCAATCTCAATCACGGAATGGGAGGTTCCCGTACCGATGTTGATGGTGTCGCCGTTGAACCTTTTGTTTGAATTGGCAGCAGCGATGTTAGCAGACACAATGTCAGAGACATGGATGTAATCTCGCGTCTGCATTCCATCTCCGACTACTGTGAGAGGGACACCCTCTGCCTTCTGTCGCTTAAACACAGCCACAACAGGGCAATACTGACCTTTGTTGGATTGTCCCTCTCCGTACACATTGAAGTAACGCAGAGAAACGGTGTCCATGTAATGAACGCCGCTATCGGTAACCAAAGGCTTACTGTAGAGTTTGCACAACTCCTCACACATCAACTTGCTTGTCGAATAGATGTTAAGGCAGTCAGTCTTGCCCATCTCATTCTGACTTCCATACAAACCGAAAGAAGGATCGCCCATCCCATAGATTGCGGATGTTGATGAGAACACAAAGCGAGAGACCCCCGCCTTCCTCGCACAGTCCAGTAGATTGAATGTGCCCGTTACATTGGATCTGAATGTCTTCGCAGGGTCTGCAATACAACGCTGAATACTGACTTCAGCCGCCATGTGGAATACAACATCGACTCCATCGAAGTCCGAGACTTCCAAGTCATTGATATCGATGTTTTTGTTGACTGCTAGGTCGTTCCACTTGAAAGATTCGTGCCCCTCCGAACTTTCATTGTCCACGCAGATAACTGTGTGTCCATCCTTCAGCAGCGTATTAACTAAGTGGGAGCCGATGAATCCTGCTCCTCCAGTTACCATGCATCTCATTGTGTATACCTCAGTTGGGATTTCTAGTATGTATCAGATACGGATTTGGATTCGTGAACTGTGTAATATCTTCCATGAAAAGAAAGGTGTTGTGCTTGATGCAAAGCAAACTCATGATGCTTTGATCATGTCGATGGTCTCTGAACTCGGGATAGTTAGGGAGACCCTGTGTATTAGGAAGATCGGTAATGATCCTAGGATCTTTAGCATACGAAAGCCACTCATCTACAAATGCCAATGAGAATGGTGTTTTCCTACAAACAAACACGCTGGCCATTCTTTGATCAGAATCTGTGTACTTGGCTTCGTCCATTCCCATAAGCACAAATGCATCTCTCTTGGTGAATTGCTTGTTCTTTCCACAGACACCGAATGTTGCCACTCCCTTTTCGCCAATCAAATGCTCCTCAGAAAGAATCCAATTCCACGGGTTTCGCACAAAGTACATACCCGAATCGGTATACATGAGCCAATCGTCTTTGCTCATCGACTCCAACTCTTTGCGAATGAGATACGGCTTCCATAGCCAATATCCCGCCCCTCTGCTTTGAGAGAATGTGTATCCATTCTCGGTTACAAACTGCGGATCCAAGTCCTCCAAGCCGTATGGTTTGGTGCAATCGAATCCATTCTGCAAGGCAGTAGCACAACAATGCTGTTGTGAGTTTTTGTATCTGCCGTGGGCATAGTTGATGTGTATCTTCATGTTGCTTACTTTCGAATGAAGATCATGTTTTCGGGGGTTCTACCAACAAGGGTGTATCCCGAACCCGTGTAAAAGTGTTCGACGGGGTAGTCCATTCCAGTATCAATTTCAACACAGATGCACTTGATGTTGTACTTGGACAAATCAAAAGACATAGCCATCATGGAAGACAGCCCCTCAACATCAATAGACAGCAAATCTATAGAACCCATTTTCCGTATGGCTTCATTCAAAAGAACATCAATTCTAATACCAACCGTGACGATCTTTCTATAGGGAGGATTGTTCCACACATTTCCTACAGCGACACAATCGTTCTTGCTGAAAGACTCGCTAATGGTGCTGATCTGCGACAACTCAGACTCGTAAAAGTCAAGCATCTCCATCTCGTTTCTGTTTGTCCCAGGTGTAACTGCGACATTGAAGAGATGAACTTTGTTGTTTTCTCTATGGAGTTTTAGGATCTTGTCGAAGGCGGCTGGCGATGGTTCGACCAATACGGCATTCCACCCCCGCTCAATCAAGAGAAGACTGTTGCTGTTTGTCTTTCCATCAAACGCACCGATTTCAACCAAGTTTCCAACTTCAGGAAAGAGGTTGGCGAACAGCGAATCTTCATTGTTTTGAGAGTACATTTAGAATTTCCTTTGCTCTTTCGTCATAGGTGTGCTTTGTCAGAAACAACTCTCTTCCGTTTTCAGCGATACGCTTCAGAGAAAGAGATGAATCTTCAATCATCCGAATCAACTGCGTTGTCTTGGCGATCAGGTCGCGCTGATCCGAGTACATGAAACAGTTCTTGCCATCAACAAATCCCAACGAGTCGTATTGGTAATTGTAATTCGTCAGTAGCACCGTATTGCATGCTAAAGTTTCAAATGACCTGTAGTTGATGTCGTTTGCAATGTTCATGTTGAAGTGAATGTGGTATGAGTTGATTGCCTCTACCATAGACTCTCCAATCACAAAGATGTCTTGTCTGAGACCAAAAATCTGCGAGAGCATATCAACTGCTTGCTTTCGTGGCGCAGTCACATGATTGCCACAGAAGCCAATTCTGTGTGATTTGGTGATCGTGGATATGGGTCTAAGAAGAGATGCGTCTGCACAGTTAGGAAGCCATCTGTGGTGCGATTCCTTGACATAATCTTTGGTCGCATGTGCAAGAATGTGGTACTTACCATCGCTGAACATTTTCTCATATGGGGATATACCGCGAACATGGGCATCGATGCACCAAATGATCTTGAAAGGTTTGGTAGTCGTGGATAGGTTCGGGATCCAATCATCACCATAGTTCTCTAGGTTGATGATGAGATCGAACGAGTTGAAGTCGGGTGGGGTTTGAAAGTTCTCATGTCCCGCTCCCCAAATCACACACTCATGTCCGAGTTTGTGAAAGGAACGCTGTAGACAACAAGACTCTCTAAAGTGGCGGTTTGCATCATGCCGACCGCGCTCTTGAATGATCAGGATGTTCATAGTCAATACTGTGGGTTGTCGTTCTCGTCGTACACCTGTCCGACAAAGTGTTTAGGGTCTCTTGGAAGTGGAAATGGCTTACGCGCAAAGAATTCGTCGTGTTCTACAACATCATTTTGTGCGGCAGGCCAAACACTATGCGTGAGAAAATCCTGATCGATGCCAAACAGGGCTGTCTTAGTCAGACCTTTCGCGTAGTAGTCATCGATAAGTCTTCTAATGTTCCTCAGTTTCTCGCCATGTACACCCCACATCCCGCCACAAAGTGGCGTTCCGTGTTGTGGGTGGTCTCTCATGGCATGATAGCCACTACCCGAACTGATCCATTCCTGTACAGCCATAGACTCTCTCTGTGTGATCCTAGAGTCAGCATCGCGGAATACAACACAGTCAACATCCTGATCTTCGGCGGCATAGAACCTCCAAAACATTGACCAATGGGGTTCTTTGGAAGCACTCAGTTTGACTATATCTGTGTTTGGGAATGAGGACAGTTTCTCAATTACCGATTCGGGAACAGTATCCACATCACAATAGAAACGACATTTCCATCCCCGATACCAAGTTGCTGCCAGTTGAGCATTCTTGATTGCGCCAGTTGTGTATTTGGGATTGTTGCCCCAAAGACTGAAAGAAACAACATTCATCATGTTGACTTCTTCATGATAGCAATGCGAGAATAGAAGTGAATCCACTCTATCCCTGTCTTTCCATCATGACCTTCTGATGGTGCCATATCGATGTCTCTGATAATCGCACCGAAAAACTTATCCATGTCGGCACGGTTGTTGTTGAACTCAACATCCTTGTTATAGTGCATCCCAGGCCAACCACCCTTGATGATGCCCTCTTTAAGACTTTCGCCCAAGTAAGAGCATCCCAAGTCTTCCATGATGTACAGCCCACCGCGCTTTAGATGTGGGAAAAGCAATTCAAACGATTTGAGGGTTAGAGAGTTTACATGAGATCCGTCATCCAAAACAACATCGAATCCCTCTCCACCCGCGTCTTGTACGACTTGATTGATGATTTCCGAATCTCCCTGACTGCCGATGAAGATTCGAATCCCATCTGATTGATACTGCTTGCAGCGGGGATCGATATCAATCCCATAGATTGTTGCGTTGGGAAAGTACTCCTTCCACATACGATGAGAACAACCATCCCGAACTCCAATCTCAAGAACTTTCAGGGGAAGGTCACGAATACCATTTAGATACTTGTGGTAGATATCAAGATAACTGGAACCACAGAACTTGTGGTTAGAATCGTGCTTGTCTGTCTGATGCCTCGTACCAATTTGTTGTAGTGTTTCTCTCATCGTGCCACCTGATTGTTGTGTGTTTCTTCGAAAGTCTTGCTGCACTTATAGTTGTAGATTACACCTTCGATCCACTCTTCCTTCTTGAGGAAGTGGCGAATGCCCATGCTGAAGGAACGATCCTCTCCGCTGTTCCACGGCGGGAACCCAACCTGTACGGCAATCGCCCTGCGGACGGCGTTCAGGTGGTTTGGTGGTCGATAGTAGACCTTGCCCTCATGATCATCGATCCATTGGGTGTACCGCAGAGAGTGAATGAAGGGGCGGCTATAGCCGTCTGAGAAGACGATCTCGCCTGTGAGCGACGAGCAGTCGGGATTCTTGGTCAACGCATTCAGAACCTTTTCGATGTAGTCGGGACTGACCATGTCATCGTCATCGACAAAGGAAACATACTCGCCCGTGGATTGGGTGAGTAGCATGTTGCGCTTCTGCCCGATGCTCATCTGTCTGTTGTCGGACAGAGACAGCACCTCCACATTCCGCTTGCCGATCTGATTCGCCAGTTCTCTCTTGAGTTGTTCCAGTTTCGGCTTCCGATCCTCAAGACTAGGAATGAGGATGGAGAGTTTATGCATTGGTCGCCAAGACATTCTTGATCTCCTCGGGGTTCAAATCAAAGTTCTTTGCAAGACGCTCCTGATAGAGCGGCTGATCGTGGGCATACATCTCGGGAGACTCGTTACGGGCATGCAGGGCATCGGGTGTCGTAGCCCCGACCCATTGGTGCTGAATGATGACATGGTCAATGAACACTACCTTGCCAAGCATCTTTGCAACATCCGTGAACTCGTTGTCACAGAACACAGACTTGTAGCCTGGATAGTACAAGTAACCAAAGCGTTCGAAATACTTGCGTCCCAAGATGGAAAGTGTAATCAATCGATTGCCCCCTGAGAAGCCATCGTTGAACCACAGAACACCATCTGTGTCGGGGAAGAACTTTGCCATAGCCCGTGCAATTACATCGTCGTAGCCCCCGTGAACAGGGATCATGTCATCGGACGCAAGCAGGATTACATCGGGGTTCAGGCGGCGAACAACATCTAGGTCTGCATTGATGGCAGAGATCTTGCCTGTAGACTTCCCACAGATCGCATGGAGGTTTCCATTCAATTGTGAATTGAGTCTGCTGAACAGAGACCACATATTGTCGTTATTCATCGACGGATCGTCGTGGTCAAATGACACTACGAAATGAACATCATGCATTCCCGACAAGAAGTTGATGTACTTGTCCAATACGGACACAAACTTCTGCGGTCGCCCCCGCGTGGGGAACTTAATCACCATTCTCATTTTCGTCTCCTTCTCCATCATCGATGAACTCAACTACGGCATTGCCCGAATAGTCGGCAGCGTACTGCTTTGCACGGCTGTAAAGGGACGCATCGACTTCGCGGACATACTTGATGAAGTTGAGGGCGAAGTTCTGAATTGCCTCATCAACCAACTGCTGCTCTTCTTCAGTCATCTCCTCAGCATCGTCTTCCTGAGACTGATGCTCGTCTCCGTAGTCGCGGTCATCATGACCGATATCAATGTCGCACTCTTCGCTCAGTTCCCTCAGGGTGCAGCGAAACACCATTGCGGGAGTGGACTCGCCAAGATATGCGCCCAAGGTATTGACCTCAAGCCATTCAACAGCCTCGTCTTCTTCCATGCCGTCACGATCCATGAGGATCTGCATACAACGACCGTAGTCATAGATTGCAATCGGTACGGTCTGTCCGTGGCGACGAAGCATGCCCATGAACGCCTTCTCAAACCCGTCGAACAGGATTGGCTTGGGATCACTCTGCACTTTCCACCTCCTCGTCCTGACCGTACTTGAATTCCTTGGCAGCAGCCTCTTCAAGAACCTTCAGGACATCCTCGGTGAACCACTTGGCGGGATCCTTATTGATCTTGGACTCAAAGTCCGACTTGCCATCGGGGAATTGAACCTTGTTTGCAACCTTCTTGAAGACCCCGTGCTTGAGACCAAGGTCGATCAGACCGTAGTAGCGATCAAGACCGCTGTCGAAGTTCAGGAGGACATCGATGACACGATTCTCCTTGGTCAGGCGACTCTTGTATGTCTTGCAATGAATGATGTTGCCGATCACCTCGCCGTCCCCGTCCTTGTGCTTCTTCTTGGACAGGTAGATGATGGTGGATGCGGCATACTTGAGACCGCTACCACCACCCATCTCCTTCGTCGGGACATAAGCACCCACAACATCGTAGGTGTGATTGGTCACGATCATCGGAATGTTATGCTTGCCCAACTTGAGGGTTACGGTGCGGAAGACGGACTTGATGACCTGACTGCGAGTCATGTCACGGACTTCCTTACCCTCTGTGCTGTCGTTCATTTCCTTTGAGGTGGACAACATACCAAGGGAGTCAAGCACGATCATCATCGGCTTTTGCTCTGCCTTGTCCAACTTGCCGTAGTTCTCAAGGATCTGAAGCACCTGATAGCGGAACTGCTCCACCGTGGCAACGGGGAACACCGCAACACGGTTCTTGTCCAATCCGCGATCAGAGATCATGCTGCTCGTCACAGCCTGTTCCGAATCGAAGTAGAGGATAGCACCGTCCTTGTTGTCCTTGAGGAACTGTGCCGCGATGCCCAAGGCAAAGTAAGTCTTGCCCGTGGCAGACTCACCCGCGATGCCTAGGATCTTGTTGTCGGGGATTCCACCCTTCAGACTGCCCGATACAAGGGCGTTGAAGGAGTAGGAGCCTGTATCGATGAAGCCGCCAACATCGGCTTCCAAACCATCGTTTGCGATAGAGGCGTATTCGTTGCCGCTGCTCTTAACAAGTGTCTTCAGAAAGTTCATTGTGTATACCTCACTAGAGTGATTTAGGTGATCTTACACCAAGCCATCAGGCTTGTCAAAGGGATCCGAGCCATATTTGCAAACCTTCTCAAAGGTTTCGTATGCGTAGCCTACTTCGTTCAAAGTCTTTAGGACTTGCTCCAACTCCTCCCGCGTGATGTGCGCGTGTGCGTGGGTGCCCGTGTGCGCGTCCGCGCCCGTGGGGCGGATGTCGTGCAGGACGATGCTGATGCCCCTACGAGCCTCTGCGGTCTCCCGTAGACCCTCTAGGACGCGCTCCATGGCACCGTTGCGGATCAGGGCTTCCCGTGGAGCCTCCTCCTTACCGAGCCTGTTCGGGCTGAAGAACATCCTCTCTCCCGAATAGAAATGGCTCTCGTTGCCTGGTCGGACATAGCAAAAGAAAGGACTGACGGCAGAGTAAAGAGTCTCATCGAAGTGAGAGTATGGAAAGGCAAAATGAGTTGGCTTGAATCCTGCACCCGCCATGTCTTCCATTGCGGGAAGAACTTCATCATCGATGTAGCGGTCAATGTCATATCGACGGACATATACCAATGCATCCTTATGACTCTTGCTGTGACATCCGATGACATGTCCGTCGTCCCGCAGTTCCTTAAGCATTTGAATCTCGTTCACCTCCAACAGGTGAAACGAATCGATATAGAACACAGCCTTTGCACCATACTTGTTGAAGAGATCACGGCATGCATACCAGTTCGACACCGAATGGTCATCGAACGAAAGGTGTACATGGGGGTACTTTACTTTCTCTTCGGTGAGGAACGAGCGGAATGGTTGTGCCATATGCCGTATTTATGGTCAGGCAAACAGACCTTCCAACGACCCTTCTTCCTTCACCTTCCACCCAATGCAGTTGAGGATGTTGGAGAGCGGTTCGATGAATGCCTTCTCAAACTGCGTCTCCTTGTCGATGAACGCATCAAGACCGAACTCGTCGGGGAAAGTAGCGGGGAATGCCAAGACCTTCTCTCGCACGGGGTTCGGCACCTTCAGTTCGACATACTTGATCTTCTCGCCGTTGCGGATCAGGGGATACTTCTTGGACAGCCCCATCTTCTTGATCCAATGGTTATAGACCAACGAACCCTTGACATGCATGGGTGTGCCCTTCTTGTAGATGCTTGCGGCATCGGCGTAGTCATCCAAGCCGTTGCAGCCACGGGGGAACGCGATGTCGTAGACAGGAAGCCCCGTAAACTCGTCGTGGAACCTCTCAACGAAAGAGTGCAATGCACCCTCGTCGGCGGTCAGGATCAACTTGATCGCCTCCTTGAGCCGTGTACGGACGATCTGCGGGGTGGACGAACGGGCGGTTTCGATGCCCATGATCTTCAGGTCAGGATCGTCCATGTAGACATTGTCCTCGCCCAACTGCACGGCAAGCATGTACCGCTTCTTGGCGACGAATACTCCCTTTGATGCGATGGCTTCGCGCTTCATCGACATGCGATTGGCGTATGCATTCATTCGCTGCGCCAACTGCTCGTACCACTTGTTGATCTTCGGGGAGATCACATCGTTGCAGAACTTGTCCACCATCTCTGTGGTCTTCTTCTTGTCCTTCTTAGGGAACGCCGTCTTGACGAGAGGCCCGAGCCGCAGATAGACGGAGTCGGTGTCCACGGCGATGACATAGTCCTCGCCCTCCGTGCCGCAAGCCTTGTTGAGGAAGCGGTTCAGATTGTCCTCTGCCCAACGAATCGACAACTGCCCCGACACGGTGATTGCCTCTGCCATGCTGAGGTTGTAGTAGCGGCAGTACTGATTGCCCAAGGCACCGAACGCGCTGTTCAACTGCACCTTACGCACCAACTGGAAGTTATGGTACTTCGACACTTCCTTCTTCTTGGTGGCGACCGTGGCGGGGTCAGCCTTGGTGCCCTCGGTCTTGATCCATCCCTTCGCCTCAAGCATTCGCTTCTTGTATTCCTTGCGTTGGGCGTACATGGTGTCCATGAGTTCGGGGAGGAAGCCACGGATATCCCTGCGGTACATGGTGCCGTTCGCAGCCACGCAGATGTCCTTCTCCTTTGACATGGATAGGAATCCCTCTAGGGAGGGGTCTTCTCCTGAGATGAGGGAGTCCACGGAGACGGCGGGGATCCTGTCCGACAGAATCGTCTCGGGGGAGAGATTGTACTGCATGATCAGGTGGGGGTATAGGGAGTCAAGGTCGAAAGAGACCACCCACTCATGCTCACCGATGATCGGGGGCTTGACATACGCACCTTCGAACTGGTTGTCCTTGTCGTTGCCCGTCTTTGGCGGGATCGCCACCTTCTTGGTACGAAGATGGTTGTAGATGATGCTGTCCCACATGCGTACCTGTGAGAAGACATCCCCAAAGTTCCCTCTCGCGCTGTACGCAAGAGCCTGTGCCAGTTCGATCAGGCGCAACTTGTCTTCCAACTTGCAGACAAGCAGGGTGTCCTTGATGTTATACTCCATGAACCGTTGGAAGTCCTTGCGATACAACTCGGTCAGGGTGCCGACATCGGAGTAGTCCATCTTGCTCTCGCCCAACTCCACGGAAGCGATGTGCTGCAACTTGTAGGACTCGGGGGTCACAAAGGTGAACTTCTTGTACAAGTCCATGTAGTCAAGCACGGTGATGCCTGAGAAGTCATACACCATGTTCTTGCGATCCATGACATACACCTCGCGGGAGCGATACTCGCCCCACGGGGACAGCCGCTTTGCCGACTTGCTGCCAAGCACCCGTTCGATGCGGCGGCACAGATAGGGCATGTCGAACATGTTGACATTCCACCCCGTCACGATGTCGCAGTCCAAGGATTCCCATGTGTCCAAGAAGCCATGGAGCAACTGCGCCTCATCGACATAGCGATGTGCGGTCACGCCTTCGGGAGCCGTGAAATCACCCAAGCCGAAAGCATGGATTTCGTTGCCTTGTGCGATAGTGATCGCGTTTACCTTCTCGGTTGCCTCCTCGGGGGTGGCAAACCCGTTCTCGCTCTCCACCTCAATGTCGATGTACGCCACTCGGATCAGAGTGGGGTCGTACTCCAGTTCGCCCTCGCTACCGTAGTTCTCGGCAATGAACTGGTACTGCGATTCGATGTCGCCGTAGACGGTGAAGCCTTCGACATCCTGATACTTCTTGATGAACTCCCGCGCTTCGAACATGTTCTCAAAGTCAACAGGATCGACCCTGTTGCCGTCGATGGTGTGCCACGATGTGGGCTTCACCTTCTTGGTCGGGACGAACAGGGTGGGGCGAAAGGTCAGCGACTCATGCACACGCTTGCCGTGCTTGTCATAGCCACGGTGCAGAAGTCTGCCGCCCTTTGTAACGACATTGGTGTAGAAGGGAGTCATTCCATCAAATCCTCTAGGGTTGACTTGGTCGGAAGGGAGAGTTTGATCTGCTGATCATCGATCCGAATCTCGTCAACTGAAATACCCAAGCCCTCTGCGAGTTGATGGACGAACTCCCATGCTCGTTCGGGACTAACTCTCTCATGATAGAGCATGAAGTGTTCGTATGCAAGATCAATCGCCTCGGGAAGGAGTTTGGCTTGTTTTGATTCGTTCTCTCTTCTCTCTAGTATTCTCAGATTGATTGGGTGGTGAATGCCACCATGAACAATCGGAAGAATGTGATCGATGTGATACTCTCCTCCTGTTTCTTTTTGGAGTTCTAGGCGAGTTTGCTCCATCAAGAACAGTTTCTTCTGTTCGCTGACAGTCAAACGAACAGACGCATTTTTCTTTTTGCATCTTCGTCTTCTGCTTCTTTCGATTACATGTTCACGATTTCGTTCTACCCAAGCCTTATTTGTCGCTGCTGCTCGTTCACGATTTCGTTCTCTCCAAGCCTTTACTGTTAGCAATCGTCGTTCACGATTTCGTTCTACCCAAGCCTTGTCTGTCGCTGCTTTTCGTTCACGATTTCGTTCTGCCCAAGCCTTTACTGTTAGCAATCGTCGTTCGCGGTTGCGTTCATACCAAGCATTACATTCTGCACGAACTCGTTCACGATTGCGTTCGCGCCAAGCCTTGACTGTCGCCTTTTGTTTTTCTTTGTCCTTGTACGCCATCCTCACCGCTCCACAGCAAGGATGTTGTCCTGATGAACAATGTCAAACCCACCGTAGGCATTGCCTCTACCCTTGGTGATGTCCCACAGCACCTTGTCGCCTATCTGAATGTCCTCGGTGACCTTCTCGCCCACGCTGACCACCTCGCTCCAAATGTTTGGATTGGTGATCTTCTCCGTGTAGATGATGCCCGACTCGCTCTTCTTTTCCTTGCCCAAGCCGATGGTCTTTACCGCTACCCATTTACCAATAGTCTTCATGTCACTCTCCTCTTTGTTTAGGGTACGGTAGTACCTTGTTACGGGCTTCGAACTCTCTGCGGAGTTTCTTCGTCTCAGCCTTGGTTGCACCAAGTACATAAGCATACTTGTGCTTCGACGGCATGTCAACGGAAACCGCAGACGATTGTTTCTTCTTGCTATGTGATCTCAGCGCGGCTTCGATGTTGGGCGGGACATTGTCCCAAAGCATTCCCTTGTTGTCGCACCAAGACTTGTCCCATTCGATTGCCAACTCTTTGGCATACTTCTTGTATGCGCTTCTTTGCCTGAAGAAGCGATCAGAGACGATCTTGCCTGTGTACGGGTTCACATATCTTGTAGTTGTGCCCGATTCATTGCCAAGATAGTAAAAGTTGCAAGCCTGATAGATCGTGCCGATCTCCTTAGCAGTCGGGTCGGAGTATGCGGTGAACAACCGATACTGCGTGTTCTTCACCATCCACCCGATGCTCCACATGAGGAAAGACGATGCGAGGTTCTTGGGACTCCATGAGATGCATGCGCCCCTGCTGATCAGCCGCTCCACCTTCTTCGTGTCATCGCCAAGCAACTTGCTGAACGCATTCGGAAGATTCATGAGAGTCACCCCCGCGAGGATGTCCTTGCCCATGAGACCTTGATTCGGGTCGCGGTAGTATGCACCAAACCAATGAGTCGTATACTGAGAAAGATTGCCTAGCCACTCATGCCGTTCGATGAAGGCTGTAGCCTCCTGTCGATCACGCTCCGTGGTCAGGGGACGGAAATGAAAGTCCGTGGCGGTGAGCGTCTTGATTCGCTCGGGATCGATGCCACTCTCAGCAATGTCCTGTTGAAGATTGTTTACGCGGATATCGTACTGCCAACAATGATCCTTGTCGTAGTTCTTGGCTCGTTCGATGATGTCAACCGCGCTCTTCTTCATCTCTTGCCGATGTATTCATGAGAGTAGCAGAAGCGGTGGGCATGCTTCATCTTGTAGCCCTCCTCGTATGTGCTTCTGCCTTTGCTGTAGTCCTCGCGTGTGCGCTCATTCTTGCTCGTAGGCTTCCACAGAGCAGATCGATTCCTGTACTCGCCCATGCGCGGGTGCGCGGTCTTGGAGAAGTACCGACATCCCTGTCCGACGAAGATCTCTGCCGTGGCATCGGAGATACGAACACCTAAGCCAAGCCCTTGATAGTCAGGCAGCACAACCGTCCTGTGACCGCGCCATGCGTTCTTCAGGTTGCCGTTCGGGAATGAAAGGGCAGCGGAGAATCCAACAGGGGTGCCGTCCCAAACGGCGATCCAACATCTTGCACCTTTATTGATGTTTCCGTCGAGATAGTGATGGTTGCGGAACATTGCCCACGCTTCGGTGGAGCAAGGAAGCATCTCCAAGACAATCTCAGGTCGCCTTTCAGACCCCCTTGCGGTCAACTTACCGCTGCTAGTGTCGAACACCCAATCGGGACGAAGCCATTCGATGATGTCATAATGGCACGAAGCAAACACCAATCCCTTGATGTTCTTCTGATCGACATAGCGGCGAATAGAGTTGGCACATGACTTGGCGACATTCCTGTCCACCACGGAGGTGAACTCATCGATCACGGCTCCGTCCCGCAGCCGTCTAGCCAAGTCTGCACGGAACTTCTCGCCCGTGGACAGGACATGGTACGGGCGCATCCACGCGGGGATGGAGTTGAACCCGACCGCAGACAGCCGCTCACGGGCATCCACGGCGTTGTTGAAGTGGGAGCAGACAGCCAACTCAGGATCCCATGTAATGGTCTCCTCGCTGCCAAACTGCTTGAGGATGGTTGACTTGCCCGTTCCCGATGGGCCTACGATGAGACCGATGCCAAACCCCTCGGGTAGAGTGGGCATGGTCGGTGGAACAAAGGTGCTTGTCCCCGTGAACGGATAGTCAAAAGCCGATGACAGTTCCTTGACCGTCTCATCGACCTTGACCTTGCTCACTAGTTCAACTTGCTTCGGCTCATCGAATAGACTCATGATTCATGCCACTTCTTAAGAATCCAACTAGAGGAGTTCTTCTTGTCCTCCCCGCCGACACCGAAGACGAACGAAAGGTTCGGGTCATCGATGTCCATCTCAGGGATGTTCTCCTTCGTCCGATCACCTCCGTTTGCAAACACGATGTGTGCATCGGGGTACAACTGACGAACCGTGATGATAGCAGCCTTCGCGCTGTTGTCATCATCATTGAAGGCAACAATGTCATCCACCACGCAAAGAGAGGATACGATTGTCGCTCGTTCGTGCAGGGGCATGAATGGCTTTCCCTTCTTTCGGGTCAGCCAATCATCTGTGTTCAAACCTACGACAAGGCGGTCGCCAAGTTCTCGCGCCGCCTTGAAGTATGCAATGTGTCCGCTGTGGAGGGGATCGAACCCTCCCGTCACCAATACGACTTTCATTCAAGTTCCTTCTTGATCTTGTTCCAATACTTCGTGGTGTTGTCCCACGCCTTCTTTTCCTTCGGCTTCTTGCTGTGCTGCTTCTTCAGGATGTTGCACCCGCCGTTATGAATTCGTGCAAGTTGCTCAACAGTTGCATTGGCGGGTGCGTATCGCTTGAGGTAGGCACGGACAACTCGCTTGGCGTACTCAGGATCGAAGCAGTCCTTATAGGATCCACCGAGCGTCTTGTCGAAATCAACTGCATCCTGCCAGTAGGCCCGATGGATTTGGTAGATACCAATCGCATCGCCTCCGTCCCCAACAGCCTTCGGATCGTTGCGCGACTCCACAAGTGCCAATGCAGGAAGCAGTCTGTCGATGTTGCTTCCGAGATCGGCATTAGCAAGTCTGCACGGGAGGAAGAGGGTCGTAAAGAGGATGACCGACAAGAGGATTCGACGGGGCTGATTCATGCTTTTGCTCCTTCTTCGACTGAAGAAATGCATAGAAGAGGACTGAATAATTGATGAGATCAAGGCAAGTGTCCTCTACAGACTCGTCCTTGACTTCAAGGGTTCCCGACTCCACGAAGGAAGACAGCCGCGACATCTTGTCAGTCATGCGGACAAGCATCCCCGCTTCCGTCTTGCAGATGCCCATGGCTTCACAACGGGTGAAGTTAGCGAACGGTTCGTCACCGCCCTTTCCTGCGTAGTCGGCGTTCTTGCGCTGCATCAAGGAGAAAGCCTTGTTGCATAGTGCCTTGTGGTGGGCAAGCAGTTCGTCACGATCCATTATCAAGCCTTTCCTGTTGAGCCGAAGCCGCCGCTACGGTCGGTCTTACCCTTAACTTCATCGGCAATCTGCACGATGTTCGTGTAGATTTTCTCGACAATTTCCCCTTGGCAGATGCGGTCTCCATGGGTTATGCGGACATTCACGCTGCTCGTATTGGTTACGGGCACCATGAGTTGGTGAGTGTAATCGGAGTCGATAACACCTTCACAGTTCGAAAGCATCAGACCCCCCTTGAGAGCAAGACCTGAGCGCATGTGTAGGCGCACGGAGTACCCCTCGGGGATGTCCAATACGAGTTGGGTTGGGAGGAGGGCGCGTTCGTTCGGTCTGATAATCACAGAGGCATCCTTGATGCCCTGCACATCGTCTACGAACGCTAGAGACTTGTAGTTGACGCTGTTCGACCCCCACATGTCAACCTCCCGCTTTCCTGCGGGTAGGCACACGCGCACATCAAAGCATGCGGAGTGTTCGGTTGCGTAGGCGGGAAGGAACGCATCGGGGTGCAACTTATAGCACCCAAGGGTCACTTGCTTCATGGTATAGATCTCACTTTGCATTACGAAGATTGTACTACGAACTTGACTCGCCGTCAAGGGGTTTCTTGCGAACCCCAATACGATACTTCGGGATCAGTTCCCAATCTTTCTTCTCTCCGAAGGGGAGGATCTTGAAGTGGGAGATCGGGCAGACAGGCTCCTTGGTGACCGTGGGGTTCACGATCTTTACAAGTCCCCATTGCTCCAACAGGTTGACGATGGTGTTGCGCCGTGCCTTGTCGGAATCGCTGAAGTCGTTAGCCAAGCCATCAAGCATGAATAGTTCCTTGAAGTGGACTATGTAATACTTGCCTCTCTTGTGGAGGATGTGGCAGGACTGATAGAGTTTGCGTTCAGTCTTGGAGGAGATGCCAATGCGGGTCAGCGTCTCCTTTACCTTCAGAAAATTATCTGCCGAAGGAAGGGTTACTTCGACTAGGTTGTTCACAATGTCTTCGGTGTTCACGGTCAATGCTTTCCATGATTGTTAGTCACGGATTATTTAGCATTAGAACCGCCTCTGCTCCTCAGCAAGGCATCTAATCGATCCTTAGGTAGCAAACGAATGTATTCGATTGCCCTCTTCCGTCCGACCTTGTAAGCAAGCATGACAGCCTCAAGGATCTCCTCGTTGATCTCCTCGGGCTTGATCCACTTGTCGAACCGCTTGCGCTTGCGAATGGAGTTATAGAGATAGTCATACTGCATCCGCTTGTCAGTCAGGGGCATGCAGTTCATCTCGTTTGCATACAGGACGGTATCAGGGCTGAATGACAGACCCCGATTGACCACGAAAGGAACATAGTCCCGTTCTGCATCGGGACTCATGTCCATCATGTTTCCTGTCTTTTCGTTGATGCTCTTGATGTAGTCGAATGGGCTGAGTTTGCTCATGTCATTTCCAAGTCTTCAATATCAATACTGTCAGATCGCACACTCACGATCAGGCGCATGGGGAGGTAGATCCACTTGCGCTTCTTGATGTCGTACACGCTGTGTAGGTAGAACTGGTCGTAGGCGTTTGAGCCATGATACCTGTCGATCAGAGGTGCCTCAACAAAATCCTTGGCAACAACGCAGATTCTGTGGGAGATCTTCGTCTTTACCTTCTTGCCGTTCATGTCTTCGTATTCGATGTCCAAATGATTGGGATAGATCTTCTCCAACAGAGAGTCCAACCATTCGGCAAGCATGACATCGGTCATGCCTGTAATATCGAAATACGAACCCAATCCACCGTTGCCCGAATCATCGCTGTGCTTCTTCGCCACCTTCATGGAGAAGTATGTCTTGCGTTCACGCAGGAACGCCTGACGGGCACTCTCGCACTCCTTCACGAAGTCGCTGTAGGAATACTTCTGATCAAGCCGCTTGTTGATCTTTGTGACCTTCTCCAACTCTTCGTCGGTGATGACACTAGAAAGCAACATGATCTTTTCCAATGGATTCACAATCTCGCTTACTGTGGTGGAACGAAGTCCATCGAACTCATCCCAAAACTTAGAGTTAACCTCAGTAGTCATCGATGTCTTGAACTCATCAATGTAATCCTGAATGTTATACCTCTTGCCGATCTCATGGATCGTGATAGACAAGTCGTTGAGGCTGTTTACAACCATCGCATGCCTCCCTTCGCTACCTGTATTTAGGCTTTGAAGGTGCATTCGGATGCCAAGGCAACGCAACAGGCGGCTAGATTGATCTCCTGATCGGCGGCAAAAGCGGCACGGTGCTGATACTCCGAAAGAGTGAGTACAGCCTGTGGAATGGACGATGGCTGAAGGGTGTCGATCAGAGTTTCATAGACCTTTCGGAAGACATGCGCCGTGTCCCTGTCTGAGTTGTCAACCACCCACCTACGAATGTCTCCAAAACTCTTGCTCTTGAGAGCCTTGACCAAGGTCTCCGTGCTTACATCGGACGCAACGAGGATTCCCGTATCGATGGAACCCGATACGGAGTACCGCTGAATCTCGTTGAGAACCCTGCGGAAATCGGGGAAGTGCTGAATGATGAGTTCAGCCAAGACTCGCTCGTCATACTGAATCTTCTCTTCGTCCAAGATTCCCTTCGTGCGCGTGAGGAACTGCTTCGCCATCTTGGGCTTCTCCTTCGCAGGAATCTTGAAGTCGATGCATGTGCAACGGCTGTGCAGCGGTTCGATGATTCGATGCTTGAAGTTGCAAGTGAGGATGAAGCGGCAGTTCTTGGCGAACTCTTCAATGAAGCCACGAAGAGCGGGTTGCGTTGACTGTGGGTTTAGATAGTCAGCCTCGTCAAGGATGACTACCTTGATGCCGCCTCCCAAAGACACCGCAGACGCAAACTGCCGAATGCGGGTTCGAAGCGTATCGATGCCGCCGTCTTCAGACGCATTGATGAACAGGACATCCCGACCCAACTCATCGCAGAGGGCGCGGGCCACGGTTGTCTTTCCGCAACCCGCGCCCCCTGACAGGATCATGTTGGGGATGTCCCCCGACTTCACGATGTCCGTGAAGGTATCGGTGAGTGCTTCGGGAAGCACACAATCTGCGACCGTCTTGGGACGGTACTTCTCAACGAGTAGGTCGTTCATGGTTTATCCCTTGGAGGTGGTGCTGTCGGACTCCATCGCAACCCAGTAGTTTACTGGCACCGATGAGCCGTTGAACTTCGCAACACGCTTCTCCGCGAGATGAACCGTATAGTCGCCCTGAATCATCTTCAGGTTTTCAACCTTGAACCAAAACTTGAATGAGAGATCGTCGGGGTTCTCCCCAACCGTGAGACTCCAACTGTGTGCGGTCGGATCCTTCTTGTCGCAGATCCGAATGCAGATGCCATCGTTACAGGACTCAACACACATGTCAGGAGCCTGTAGCACCGAAGCAGCCTTCATGACCGCAGCGAGATCCGCGCCGCTGAGATCAAAGGAGACGAACTCCTTGGGCATGTTGATCTTCTTGTCTGCCTTCGTCAGCAACTGAGGATCGCTGTAGAAATACTTGACCGATGCCTTCGTCCCCGTCGAACTGATGGTCACAAAGTTGTCCGCAAACTCAAACTCGGGATCCTTGAAAAGGCTAACGGTGGACAGAAACTTAGCCATGTCCCAAATGCCGAACTCCGTGTCGAACTCCTCTCCTACCGTGGCTTCAGCAAGGATGGTCATCGACGGCGAGACGGTGGTGATCGTCTTGCCCTGCTTGACATGCAGATTGCTGTTGATCGAAGCAAAGTTCTTGAGGATGTTCAGAGTGTCGGACGAAATCTTGATCTTGTTCATGGTCGCGCTCATTGTGTAAAAGCCTCCTTGTGGCTCAGGTAGTTTGCGTAATCATACTGTGTGTATGTTCGTAGTCAAGTGGGAAACAACGATAGTTGTCCCGATTCCTTGAGATCGTTGATTATCGTTTGGATGGGAACGACATAGAGCATGTCTGAGAGTGTGTTCAGCCTGACAACGATACCAATGCATTTGCCAGTATGAATATCAAATACACCGCCGCCACTCAGACCATGTGTTCCATTGCAAGTCACGACGATGTGCTTATCGGTGTTCCACGAAACAGTTCTATTTCGATTGGCGATAATCCCATCGGAGATGGTGTTCTCTTCGCCCATCGGAGATCCCGCTGCATACACCTCGTCTCCCACCCGTGGGGGCAAGGGCATGAAGGTAGTTCCACCCCTGATGCACCGAGACTCCCCCACGGGTTGGAGTATTGCCCAATCGGAAACAGGATCATGTGCAACGACATTTGCCGTCCATGACTCCATTACAAGATCATTATCAGGATCAGATTGCGTCACGATGTAAAGTCCCTTGCCTTCACCGATCACATGGGCGGCAGTCAGGATGAAGACTTCTCCATCCACTTTGTACACAACACCCGACCCGACTGCTATTGTTCCATTTTCGCAAGCGTGAATCTCCACGCTGCTTTCTAGCACCTGTTCGGCAATACTTCTGCTGTCAACTACTGATGGCGAATTGAGTGCGACTCCAAACACAAGGATCGCAGCGACCACGAAACTAAACAGACCGTTCCTCATGGCTCACCTCCTAAGAGGGGAGTTTCGCCCAAAGGTTATTTATCGATTCGCAAACATCATTCTCTAGATTTTTCTGAGAATGACCCTGAGGGGATTCGAACCCCTGTTACATCCGTGAAAGGGATGTGTCCTAGACCGACTAGACGACAGGGCCAAAAGAACGGGGGAGGGGACTACGCCCACTCCCCCTGATTGTGCAAGGTCTTTCCCTTGCTATTAACGCTTGGATGAGCAGGAGGAAGAACACTTCTCCTTGAGTTCGTAGAGATCGTCGCTGAGTTCGACAATCTTGTTCCAAATCTCAGAACGCTCACGATCATTCTCGTTCTTGATCCGCTCATTGTTGGTGTCGATGTGCTGATACACATCCTCCATCTGACGCGCTGCGCTGAGGCGATCTGCTGCCTCATCCGCATCCTTCAGGATCTTCTTCACCCGCGAGTTCGCATCAAGGATGCAGACACCCGCCTGATTCACGATGAGACCCGCAGCAACCCACAGGAGGGCATTGCTTGCTCCCTGATACGCCTGATACGCACCGAACACAGCCGCCGCAAGACCGCACAGAACGAACAGACCGCCATAGTTGAAAGTGTCAAAGAAAGACACCTTCTCCGAACTCCACCGCCGCATGATCACATTGCCCATATCAAATCTCCTTGGTGTCTGAGACACCTTTTTGGTTGAACTAGAAAGTCTAACAGGTCTTCCGTACTTGTCAAGTAGTGAGATCAAAGGTTTCATATGATGGTCAGAGAGCAGTAGACGCGATTGGGAGTTCCCCTGTAGTAGCCGAAGATCAGGAGATGCCGCTTGTTCTGTTTGCCGCCGCGAATGATTGTTCCGTACTTTATGATTCGCTGACCCATCGTTCTCTGCCAACTGTTGCTGTTCGCAAACGATGTAATTGCGCTTTTCATAGAGGTGTCGATGCTGCCCTTGAAGAAGTATCCCTTCGTAGAGCCGCCCCACACATTCGATTCCTTCATGAGGTCTACTAGTTGAAGTACTTCCTTGTAGCCCTTGCTGTCCGACTTGCCATTCTTTCCCAACTTGGTCGCAAGCAACGCCTTTGCCTCGCTAGAGGGCGCACATGTGCGTGTGCGACATGCGGTCACACGGGCGTTGTTGCGTAACTTAGCCACCGCTCTTCTTCTTCTTGATCATTGTGATCTTGCGCTTGATGTCGGGACGCTTCATGAACTCTTCAACCTCCATAAGACCGTGGAGTCTGAATGCGAAGTACATGTTGCTAGACTTTCTTCCTTCGAAGTCGGTGAGGAAAACAAGAAGATCCTTGGCATCTCGGTTTCCAACGAGATCCGCAAACTTCATGAGATCCTGCTTGATCGACTTCTTGATCTGTGACAGTCGAACCGTTCCCGATCCAAACATGTATACATTAGGATCGTTGACATCCTCGCTGAAGTCCAATGTCTTGGCATTGACACCGTTGACTGCTAGAACATAGGAAACATCCTCGTTTAGCATGTTGCGAATGTCGTTGACTAGTGGGTTGTTGAATGGGTCTTTCATATCCACTATTTAGTCGTTTTCTTCGTCTTCGGAATCCTCTTCGGGAAAGGCTTCATATCCCATGCGATTGGCACAGTCTTCGCACAGGGTCTTGACCCACGAACCACCGCTCTTCTTGCAGAGGGTGCCAAGAGTGCCACAGACCTCACAGACACTCGCGGACAGGTTCTCGGTTAGGTTTACGAGACCATGAATCCTATCGTTTCCACCGCTATAGTAGAACCGCAGGGTGCCAAACTTCTCCTTCATCTGTTCGACGCGGAAAGGTGTGTCTCCCTGCGCGAGGGATGGATCCCGTTCGATCTCGCGGTCAATCGCCGCCGCGAGGTTTTCGATCAGGGTGTCCCATCCGTATCCAAACTCCCAGTAAACAGTTCCGACAGATTGGTCGGGAGCATTGGTGCCACCCCCGAAGACACGGGGATATCGGGCTTCGATTTCTTCTCGTCGGCGTTCCTGCGTGTGTACGAGTTCTCCACAGAGTTTGTTGACGGCTTCAACGACGAGGGGGTCTGTAGAGCCGTTTCGACTTCCTCCCCCTGCTCCTGCTTGAACCTCACCACCTTGTAGTTGGTCTTCGACGCGCTCTTCTTGTGTATCTCGTTCAGCCATTTTGCATCCTTTTCTGCATCAGATTCAGATTCGTAAACGCAGACAACCCGACCATGGTCTATTAGATAGCCGTGATCATCGCTGCCGTGTAAGACTCTCACCGCCCAGAGTTTTGTCCTTGCCACTTCGTCACCTCTTTGTAAGACTTTTCGTTGTAGTCAACAGAAATGAGAACAGCACAGTAACCATCGTGCCCTGAGTCAACAGGCATGACGGCAGCAATCGTGCCTAGATGGTAGAACTGCTCACCCACCATGAGGAATGGGCCGCCTTCGAAGTCATACATCTCCTCGTTTCCACGGGAGAAGTGAGACTTGCCCATCACCTTGTAGACACCCTTTGCGATGTCAGTCGGTCGGATGGTGCGAAGGTCGCCGTAGCGACTGCCAACATCGAATTCGAAGTAGGTTTGCATTGTGTAGAGTATATCCTGTGTTTGGGTGCGTGTCAAGAGCCACCTATCGGATTTAAAGCCATCTGCGGGAATCGAACCCGCGATCTGCTCATTACAAGTGAGCCGCATTACCACTCTGCTAAGATGGCGTGTGAATGGGAGCGGAGGGATTCGAACCCCCGTAGACAATGTCAGCAGATTTACAGTCTGCCCTCGTTGGCCGCTTGAGTACACTCCCGAACATTCCCTCGTATGGATTCGAACCATAACTAGAAGAATCAAAATCTCCTGTGCTACCGTTACACAACAAGGGAACTGGCTCGGAAGGATTCGAACCTTCAACCGTCCCGTTAACAGCGGGATGCACTACCGTTGTGCTACGAGCCAAGGGGTGACTGATGGGATTCGAACCCACGACATGAGGGATCACAACCCTCTGTTCTACCAACTGAACTACAGTCACAACGGACAGAGAGGGATTCGAACCCCCGATACAGTTACCCGTATACAGCATTTCCAATGCTGCTCCTTCAACCACTCGGACACCTGTCCAACACAACACCGAAAGCGTAGCGGAGGACTTGCACCTCTGTTGCTCTGTATCAGATCACCCCTTGCAAGTAGGCAACCCTAGCAGCCTGATGCTGACTACGCGAAAAGCGAACGATGGGATTCGAACCCACGACCATCGGTTTGGAAAACCGAGACTCTACCGCTGAGTTACATTCGCGTAAATGGAGTCGGGGGGAATCGAACCCCCGTGCTGTCATGC